AATTTGTCTTCCTGTCTCATGATGGCCAATAAAAGCTCATCTTTTGACATTCCCCGGCCTACATCTTCGGCATTAAATGCTTTTCGTCTTTTCCTGCCGCCGCCGTCACCGCCGCCGTCACCGCCGCCGTCACCAGATGCCGCAACTTTATTTACTGTTTTTTCTAAAGAAATTTGTGCTTCTGTTGCTTGGTTGATTTTGCCTTTAGCTCTTACAATTTTTGCAGACAACTCCAATTGTTTCCTTTGTTCATCAGTCACAATTTGTTCAAAAATTTCAGCTTGTTCCCGGCTTTTCCCAGTCAGCTTCATGATTTTCAAAATGTCTTTTTCTCTGTTGAGTTCCTTTTGCTTTTCTTCTGCCAGCCATTTTTGACCATTCAATTTGGCATTCATTATTTCTTGCTCAAGTCTCATTATTTCAAGTTGAGCATTTTCACTTTTTAACAATCCAAGTGCTAATTCCAAAGCCTTTTCTCGGCTGATGTTTGTTTCATTCATCAACTTCAAAATTAAACTTTCAAGTTCAAATTGATATTTAGTTTGGTCAACCAATGCCGTGTTGCCATTTGCTTCTGCTTCATACATTGCCAACTTTAAATCCGAAAGAATTGAATTTTTCTCAAACAAACTCAATGCCAGTTCTGTTGCTTTTTCGCGTTCAACATTGGCATCCTTCATTATTTTTTGAATTGCCAATTCAATTTCCAATTCTTGCTTTTTAATTTGCATCAAAGAATAGTTCCCAAATGCCTCGGCCTGCAAAATCTGTTCTTTTAAATTTGCAGTTTTTAAATCATTTTCAGCTTGGATTTTTTGCTGCGCTTGGAACTCACCTTGCGCTTTGATTTGTGCCTCAATACTAAGCCGCAACCTTTCATTGGCATCCGCTATTTCTTGCGCTTTATCAACAGTTGCTCCAGTGCTTTCCATTATTGAGCGAACTTCTGGCGAAAGCTTTTCATATTCTGCCCGAAGTTCTGCCGCTCGGTCTGCAATCATTTTTTGATTCCTAGCAACCGCAGCAGTGTCTGTGTCAATTATTGCACCCAATTTACCAAGGTCTTTATAAAGCAAAGAAATGCCATTGCCTTCATCACTTCCAAACCTTTTTACACTTCTCCGGGTTTCTTCAAGAGTCCCTCTTGCCTCTAAATTTTTTCTGGCAATTTCATCAAAATCCAACCCTAATTTTTTGATTTCAAGGCTTGTGTTGTTTGCTCCATTTTTGATTTTCTGCCACACAGAAGATGAAACATTTCCAATAAACTCCATGCCCCGCGCAAAGTCCAAAATATATGGCAGCAAGATTGTGCCAATAATCGTTCCAGCTTCTTTGGCATTGGCTGCCATGAACTTCATTTGGTTTGCTGTGCTGTTCATTGTTAAAGCCGCATTGCCCGATGCCGCGCCCATCTGAGTAACAACAGCCGACTGAATAGCCATTGCCTTCTGTGAAGTGCTAAGAACCCCCACACCATCATAAATTCCAATGTTCAATGCCTCTTGCTTCAATGCGGCTTCCCGGATGTCAATGCCCAAAGCTTGCAATGGCTCGGAAGAACCTGCAATACCTGCCCGCAATTTATCAAAAGCAACTTCTGGTGCAATATCATGAAAGCTGGATAAATCCCCAGCAATCTTTGCCATGTTAAGTGAAAATTCTTCAGCCGCTTGGTCATTCAATCCAAATGATTGTGCCATCAAACCAAAAACCGCAACAGCATCCTGCAATTCTTTTGTTGTTGCTGGAATTACTTTTTTTAGCTCTTGAAGCCTTTCATTCATTCCATCGGCAGCCTTGCCAAAAACCGAATTGAATTTGTCGGCAGTTTCTTCCGCAGAAGAACCAAGGTTGACCATTGATTTGACCAAAGAAATGCCAGCAAAAGCAGCAAGCATTGCCGCGCCCGCACTTATTGCATCCCGACTAATTCCAACAAAGCTTTTCTTTGCAGAACTCGCAAAAGATTTTACACTGGATTTGGCTTTTGCAACGCCATTTTTAAACCCAGATGAATCAAGATTTATTTTTGCCCTTAGTTCTGCGATTTTCATTTATTCAATTCTGTTAGAATTTCTGATTTAATTTTTCGGATGCTTTCTGGCTCTTTCAATTTATAGTCTGGAATTGTTGAAAGTCTTAATGCTTTTTGAAATTGTAAGATTTGATTTATTGGCCAATCAAGAACTTCAATTGGGTTTTGCCCATATCTTGCCGCCACTTCATCCACTGCTTTTATCATGTGGTCAACATCTTCAATGATTTGGTTTGAATAACTGATAGAATTGCCGGATTGAGAAGATGCTTGAACCTCTTGAAAAGCAAAATCTAAATGCTCAAAAACCAATGCCAAGATTTCTGAATTGAATTTTTGATATAAAAAACCAATTTTCTTTTTTTCTTTTTCGGCTTTCCTGCTTTTTTTGAATGAATATTTTTTAGAATTTCTCCAAATGTAAGCCATAATTTCATCATCAGTAATTTCACCTTGGCAAACCAAAGCGTTTTCAATAAGCCGCAAATCAATCCATGCCCTGCCAGTCAATGGTCGCAATGAAATGCCCATCAAATCAAATTCATCACAACCCGTTGACCAAGCCAACAATCTGTTTTGTAAAATCTTTTGAGTTTCCTCTGCCAGCTTTTGTTTTAATTCTTCAATCATTGTAAAAAAAAAGCCCCGCCCGCTCTGAGGCAGCCGAGGCTTTTTAGCAAAAGGAATTCTTAATCTTCCACTTTTGGCTTTTTAATTTTTTTAATTGTTTTTACTTCTTCAAATTTGCTTGCCCGGCCATCATCAATTAATGATTGACCCGCAAGGTCACCAACATCAACTGTTGCGCCTGCTTCGGTCATTTTGCCCCGAACTGAAACATCAACTTTTAGAGTAATTTTCACAATTAACCTTGGTAAGTTTTAAGCACTGCAACCATCTCGAAAGTGTCGAATGCGTCTTTGTCTCGGTTGACTGTAACATCCTTGACAACAAGCGTTGAAGCTGTGCCGCCGCTTCGGTCATAATCATGAGTAAATTCATCACCTTGAATTGGCAGAATTGTGCTAGTTTCTGCACGTTGCAAAGTGTAAGTGACTTCAATTTGGTCTGAACCTTCACGAATCATAAAATCCGCTCGGTCACCATTCGCATCTGTGCGGTTGATGATTCGGTTCATGAACGATGCACCAGAAACCGCATCAATGACATACGTCACCTCTGAGCCGACTGCACCAATTGATAAAACTTCAAAACCTTGTGGAAGGTTTGAGACTGAGGAATAAGGAATTGCCATATTTTTTTTGAGTTAAATTTTTGTTGTTCTTGTTTATTTATACAGATGGCCAAGCACTTGTCAGCACTGAAATTTGGCCATCATAATTGAGAATTGTTACATCAAAGACATCATCAACGCTTCTGGATGATGCGCTTGGCCTTAAAAATTCAATTTGGTAATGCTCCAAATATCCTTCAAGAGCAGAACCTTTAGCTTTAAGCATTGAAACCCAAGTGCGAACCAAGGCCACAATTTCGTTGTGTCTTGTTTTTACATTCTCGGTTTGGCTGCCTTCTTCATTGTGCCTCCGGGTTTGAATGGTAAATTCAAGCCCCATTTGAAATTGGTCATAGACTGGATTATCAGCACCGCCCGGAGCAGCGTTGTAATGCCCTGTGGTCTCTCCCAATGTCAAAGATGCCCCAATGTAGTCATCTGGCAATGCCTCAATTCCTTGGGTCTCTCTGACCTCCAGAAATTGATCTTCCAACCATTTGCGAAATGCTGATTCAACATTTCCTTCAAAATTAAAAATTTCAGTGTATGATGATGCTGGCATTAGTTAATTTCTAGCAAAAAACAATAAATTGTCAATTACTTGGTAAACCAGCCAGAATCCTTTGTGGCTTTTTTAAATATCCATTGCAGCCTTTTTTCCATAGAACCAAGCCGCTTTCTTTCAATTATGTGTATTGTTTTCCCTTTTACATGCTGAAGTCCAAATGCTTTACCAGTAAAATTGGCACTCCATCCGGCCTTCAATTTGACCATTTTGGCACTGGCATTTGCCTTTAAAATTTGTTTAAAAATCCAAGCTGGAATTTTTGCTTTTGGATTAAATTTCAAAACGCCCCAAGCAATTGTTGCCTTTGCAATGCCAACATCTTTTTGCTCTGATTTGACATATTTGTTAAACATGGCTTTTTTGACCCACATTTTCTGAAAAGGTCTGAGTGTTCTGGTTCTTCCATTGCTTGGCTTTCTCATGGCATTGTGAAATTTTTTCATTTCAGCCAATGAATTGATTGTGCCAGCACCAATAACTTCTTTGCCTTTTCTTATTTCTCGGCCTTTGAAATTTTTATCTGCCCAATTAAAGATTTTAACACTGCTTGGCCTAGTAAATATTTTTGCCAAATCTTTTAAAATTGCTTTTTTCCCTGTAATTTTGTCGGCAGGCCTTCCCATTGATTTTCCTTCTGAATCTGGAAATTCAGCATATGGTGGAACATATCTGGCAACGTCATAAAGAAAAAGCCCGGCTTGTTCAGCGACAAATTTCTTTTCATCAACTTTCCATTTCTTTATAAGCTTCTGCATTTTGGATTGAAAAACCGCATCATCCAAAATAAATGTTTCATTTCTTGGCATTCAATTTCGTTTCGTTTCTTGCTTCAATTTCAACATTGCCTGTGCTTGTGCTGATTTGAGTAATAAAAAAAGTTTCACCAGTTTCAATTCTAGTAAATCGGTCTTTTTTATTTGGCAATTTTCCAATGTCCAAAAATGCAATGACCAACTTTAGCTCCGGGTTGTCTCGGTCGCCAAATTCATCCATGTCCCATTCGCTGATTTCTTCATCAAAGACCGCATTGACAACTTGCCCATTGATTTCAATTGGTTCTCCCATAATGGCAGCAGCTTCACTGCAACCAATGTTTAAGAAATTATTAAAATCATGCATTGGAAATAACTGTTGCGGATGTGTTTGAAGAACCCCTTTGAACCGCAAAAGCAAAGTTCAAATCTGCATCAGTTGAACCAGTTAAATTTCCACGCAATGCAAGGCTTCCGATGTCCAAAGTAAAAGAATCGTCGGATGTCATTGATGGAGTATTTCCAAATTTATCTTTAATGGCAACCCATGTGCCTTCATCGCCTCCAACAACATTTCCAATGTTTCCAGACCCATCATAATTTCCAACAATATCTTTTTCAATAAATCCAGTAATGCTGCCACTACCTTTTGTATTAAGCGGCCACCATGAAACAAGTTTGTCATTTTCAATATCTTGTTCTGCGCCTGCTTGTTTATAAATTTTTAAATTTCTCCAACTGCCCGGAATTGCTGACCCATATTGACCAGTGAAAGTTCCCAATGCAACATAGTTGGGAATCCCAAATTCAGTAGTGCTTGTTAGATTAAGCCAATCCGTTGAGTTGTTGCCCGGATTGTAAGCAAAAAATTCCAATGCTCGCATATTGCTAATGATTGAATCACCCATGTTCACATAAAGAACCCCATTGCCATTGCTTTCTGCCGTTGCATAATAGTTGCCTTCCCCTTCTGCACTTAAATCGGCAAGAATTAATTGACCCGGTGTTCCGGCCGGGTTTGCATCGAGAATTTCTGAATAAAGTGTATTTGCATTAGAATCAGCACTTGCCTCAATTGTTGCAGTGCCGCCGCCAAAATCCCCGTAAGTCAATACTGAGATTAATCCATGCAACTTGATTGTTCCACTTGCCCCGTCATTTTTAATATTTTTGATAATAGCCATATTTTATTTTTAAATGATTTTAATGGAAAAGCAATGCGAGAAAAGCCGCCACCTGCAAATGCAAGTGACGGCTTAACACACATATAACCACCATTTTAGCCGCCCACTAAAGAACTTTTTTAGAAGATTTTTTAGCCTTTTTTGGCTTTGTTTTTTCTTCAGAAATTAAAGGTGCAATAATCTTCTTTTGCTTGTCAAAAACACCTTTCCGAAAATAGATGATTTCTCCCGGCTCATTGCATTCTTGGAAAGCTTGAAGGCAGATTGATGCATCATCTGAAATTGCAATTTGCTTTAAATCGCCAGATGTTGACCTGTGAATTGTAATAGATGGTTTTTGCATGATTTGTTTTTTTAAAGTTAAAAAAAGCCGCTCTGAGATAATCAGAGCGGCATTAGATTAATTAAGCAGTTACAACGCGGATGCCATAGTCAACACCCTTTGCAACGCCATAAAGAAGGTTGCAGTTATAGTAGAGGATGCCGTCATTGTCATAGAATCGACGGAATTGAACTGGAAGCCCAAGACCCGGAATAACAACGTTTTCAACTTCAATGCCAGCATCTTCTGCCATTGTAGTGTCAACCGAACGGCCAGCCATTAGCAACGAATTGCGCTGGAATGCAAATGCAGCAAGATTTTCTGCATTGGCATCAGCAAGGTTTGTTTCATAGCAATCAAACTTGGCAACGCGTGGGACAATTGCTTCACGCTTTTCTTCAGTGATGCCCGGAATTTCTGCACTGTTCAGAGTCTTCACAAGCGATGCATAATAAGCAGGATTCATGAAAACCGAACGGCCTGTTTGTCCTGCTTGCTTGTCGGATGTCAAAGACGCATTAAGATCAGCAAGAGTATCGCGATCAAAATTTGCGACAGTAACAGTCGAAGAAGTTGCAAAGTTTGCCGCAGTGATTAAATCCCAAACGTCACTGAAAACCTTTTTCCCAAGTGCTTGGAGTGCTGGCTCAATGAAAAGTGCATTCAGATTAATGCTCGACTTGCTGCGCTCAACATCAGTGAAGCCATAAGTGAAGCCATAATGCTCAGAAAGTGAAACTGTTGCAGAAGTTGTTGTGACATCTTGCGATGCAGACTTGATGCCAGCAGCCATGCTCGATGCAACTGGTTGCACCGGATATCGAGTTGTGACACTTTCCCCAGCATCTTGAACGCTTGAGGAAAAGTCTGTTGTAAGTGCGCTCAGAGGCGCAAAAAGATCACTTAGTCCTGCCAAGCTTTCTTGTGCAATTTCGGCGAGATTCGCTCCATTTATTGTATTAGCCATTTTGTTTTTTTGTTTTGTTTTGTTGTTAGATCACTTGGTGTGAAATTATTTTTGAATTAAATGTTTATTTTCTTTGAACCACTTGTTTTTTGCTTCAAGCCCTTCAGCTTTTCCAACCGCTTTGTAGTTAGCCCAGAATGATTCTGCATCAACTTTTGTTTCGGTTTCGTTTGATGATTCTGCAATTGCCTCTTGGGTTTGCAATGCCATCAACTCAGCCGCAGCGCAAGATACAGCTTGCGCTGTAATTTCTTGTGATGCTTCAAGCTCTGATTTGTGATTCGTTTCCATTATTTCCTTTTGAGTAATAAAGTCTTTTGCAGAATTTTGCAATTCTTCAATTTCGGTTGAATATTCATCAACCGCAGTTTCAAGACCTTGAATTTGATTTTCAAGCAAAGCAACTTTTGCATCATTTTTAGCAACAATGCTTGAAACAATCTTTTCAACTGGAAGTGTTGCGCCAGCCTGTTTTGCAATTGTTTCCATTTCGGAAAGGGTTGCTGCTGCCTGTAAGCCTTCAACAGTGCCATCAATAAACCCGGCTTCAAATGCTTCATCAGCAGTAAACCATGTTGTGGAATCCATTAATTCTTCCAGTTCTTCAGTGCTGTAATTGCTCCGGCTGTAAGCGTTAATGATTGCAGACTTCATTTTATCCATCAAATCAGCATCTTTGCGCAGTTGCTCACTGTCGCCAATTGATACAGTCCAAGGGTTGTGAATCATAAGCAAAGCATTATCTGCCATGAGAACTTCATCCCCGGCCATTGCAATAACGGAAGCCATGCTTGCAGCCATGCCGTCAATGTAAACTGTTACGTTTGCAGGATGGCGTTTGATGGCGTTGAAAATTACATTGCCTTCAACTATTGAGCCGCCCGGCGAACTGATGCGCAAATCGATTTGCTCGATTCCTTCAAGTGCTTCCAATTGTCCAATGAAAGTGTTGGCGTTGACTTCATAGCCACCGATTTCGTCATAAATAAAGATTTCCGCCTTAGAAGATTCATTTCCTTCTGCGTCAATTTTTTGTTCCATTGCATACCATGTATTGGTTGATTGTTTCATTAGTTATTTTCCTCTGTTGGATTATCTTCTGTTTGAGTTTCCTCGGTTTGATTTTCTGAAATTTCAATTTCGGCTTCTGACTCACTGCCAGATTTCAAAGTAATTGGCCTGCGATACCCACCATCTTGTTGCCAAGCTTCAGAAACCGCTTTTCCAATATCTGGCAAACCAGCTTCTTTTCTGAATGATTCCTCATCGCTTTGTTGTGGAGTAATAGAACCCGCCCGCACTGCAACGCCATAGGAATCAAATTTGGCTTTTAAAGTCAAAAAATCCAATTCGCTTTTTGCTTCTATTTCTTTACCATCTTCAATTTGTCCTGTTTCTTCTTCAACCAAATCAACTTGATCTCCGGGCATTCCCGTTGTGCCTAGTTCTTGTGGATTCAATCCGTTTTCCTCGGCAATTTGTTTTTTCAAGACAAGATTTGATGCCCGCTTGCGCAGAAGTTCTTCATAATCCATGCCCCGCGCTTCAACAATATGATCTTCGGTTGTTAAACCTGCCCGTAAATCACTGATATCTGCCGCCCTCATCCGGCCTTCATCAACTGTAAATTGTGCTGGCTTAGTGAATCCGATCTTCCACCAGTCATCCGGCAATTCGCCATAAACGCCCTGCTTTGCTCTTTTAGCAATTACATACATTGCCGCCCGCTTCATCCCGGCTTCGATTGTTTCCCGCCTTGCTGAAATGCTTTTGTTAATGTCAGCCGCGAATCCGCGAACCCCAGCACCGCCAATGGCAGATGAATCAAGCATTTCCCGCCGCCATCCCATTGCATAAAATGCCGAAGATTCAACCAGCTTTGTGAAATTTAGCCATTGGTCAGAAGGTCTATTACTTTGATGCGCTTTTAAGCTGCCGCCGTTTTTAATGTATCGGATTAGCCCGGAATCCATCAATTGCGTTTGCATTCTACCATCGCTGCCGGGTTGCGGATTAACAATGGAATTGCCCATGTCTGCCCGTCCAGCTTCATTTGATTCCACCAAAGTCAAAGCACTATTTACTTTCTCGGCAATCTTTTCTGCATCCCTTGTTTCTGCTAAGTCATACCAGTCAAGAATAGCGGCCGCAACTGTTGGCTGCCCCCGGCTTTGGCTAAACCACTCAAAATCAGAAACGTGAATCATGCTGTTTGCATTTACATCACGGAATCCATCTTTGTGTGATTCGTCCTGCACTCGATATGCAACGGGTTGCATATAATCATTTACAATCACGCCCGCAAATATTCTGCGCCCCTTGTGCCTGCCTTCTTTAACTGTATGACCGCCATGAAGCCCAAATGAGCCAACCCGATGCGCTTCCAAGTATTGCAGCTTTGGAAAACCAGTGTCAGCGTTTTCCGTCAATATTATGAAATAGTCACCATCAACATCAATGGTCTTTGAACCAAGCCATGCTGATTTCCTAAATGAAAAACTTGTTCCCCTTGTGTCGAGCAACCGATCAATTTGGACAAAATCTTTTTCCACGGCCAAAGCAAATTCAGTGTTTGCGCTGTATGATTGCAGCCGCCATGCGTTGCCATAAACATAGTTGGCTTTTTGCTTTACTGCGCCAGATACAGTTGAAAAAGATTGATAAATGTAACGCGAATCACCAAGCAGCATTTTCTGGCGGTTTTCCACCATCAATTCTGCAATGTCGCGTGCCAACTTGCCACGGCCAAACCTGCGTTGATCATCCGCGCCGCCCGGATAAAACTCATTGCTGCCGCCTCTGCCCCAAAATGAAGCCACTCCGGAAGTGATCTTTTTTAATCTTGGAAGTAATTTAATTGGTTTCGTTGCCATTTCCTAGATGTGTCTGCTTCCAGCTTTGTCAGCAAATCGGGCTTTGCTAACATTAGTGACTTGGTTTGCGGCATCCACAACGTATTCATTCATCTCAGAATCCGTCATTTGACCACCCGATGCGCCGCCAGTTGTGACGACTTTGTAAAGCAACCTCAGTTGCTCAATAAAATCCGATGCGCTCCAACCCGGAGGCAACTCATATTGGAATTGCTTGCCAGCAACATTAGCTGAGACAATCCTTGCCCCGCCGCGTGACTGAGTATCAAATTCACCAACTGCTAGGGTTTCAATAATAGCCAAAGCAGTGGCTGCATCTTTTGATGCTTTAATCCATATTACAAAAAGAAGGCTTCTCATGTGCCTTTTTTATGATAAGAAAAAAGCAAATTGTCAACGCAGAGAATTTGGCACAAAAATGGAGCGTGAAAACATTATGCTTTTCACGCCCCTTTCACTTTAATGGAATTTAGCTCATGCCCAAAACTTGCAGCCCTTCGGTTTTAATTATGCCGCCAAACTCTCCAGCATATTTGACCGATTCGCCACAATGCTTTGAAACCGCCAATTCAATTGACCATCCAAAATCATCCCTTTGGTAAGTTAATGATTGAAATGAGTAATTGCCAAATGCTGTTTCATATTTGGTAAAACATTCTGAAACGTATTGTGGCACAAGCACATATTCCCCATCTGATTTTTTAAAGCGAAAAGCCAAGCTGAAATCTTGATGTGCTTTTGTTTTGCAGGTGTGTGGATTTAATTGATTCATAAATTAAACCTATGGTTAAAATGTGAAATACGAATTGAGTATTCATATTTAGTAATGCAAAAATCTCCGGAGCAAAGTGAATCGATTGATTCGCTTTTACTCAATTGCATTGTGCGGCATTTTTCGAGTTTAAGAAAAAGTTCTTTCCAAGTGCATTCGCATTTTACTAATTCAAGCTGATCTAGAATGCCTTCGCAGTAAGTGCGAATCTTTTGGTTGGTGTTCTTTGTTAATTTCATAACCTAAAACTAATTAAAGAAACCAGTGTGTCAATACAATCTCAAGCAAAGTGCAGAATTTAAACCGCTTTTATTAATGCGGAAAAAGCGGTTTAATCTTCTGCCGGGTTAATGATTTCAGTTCCAAGTGATTTGCACATTGCCGCGCAAACCATCTGCATTGCTTCGCAGTCATAAAAGTGATCATTGTTTTTGTCCCGATTAATCCAATCATAATAAACTGAGCCATCTGGCCTTTCCTTTGCGATCTTTACCCAAGCATTGATTTGCCGTTCATACATCTGCCCAGCATTGTCGGCATAAGTCCAAATCGGATTGCCCCGATGATCTTTTAGCGACCGCATTAAGCTAAGTCGATTCTTTGCTGATTGCTTTGAAAAGAAAAACTGCCCAACCCTTGCGCCTCTGCTCATTGCTGTGCCGTCATAAGCATCAACGGGTTTTAAGTCTGAGTAAATGCGCCGGAATCCATCTTGGTTCATATAATCCTTTGACGCATCACCACGGAAAACCATCCATCCATTTTCCAAAGCAATCCGATGCACTTGGTTTGTATTGTAATTGCCATCTAAAAAGACCCGGCAAGCTCCGCCGCTTCCAAGTTGATGTTGTGGGATTTTCCATTTGTCGCAAGCTTCCCGGATTTCTGCCGTTGTTATTACTTTGCGACAATCCAAAAGCCTTGACCGCAAAGTGCCATCAACAATTGCCCAAGACCGGATTAAATAATAGTAATGATCTTTTTGAACGTCCACAGTGCAGAAGATAAATTGCCCGGCTGCATCCCAAACTTCATTTAACTCATACCCACCCATTGCATTGGTTTGAACATCGGCAGACATATAATCATTAACCGCCCAACTTTCTGCAAGCCGCTTGCGTATAAAATTCTCTAAAGAATCAAGATTGCCCCGTTCCCGGTCAACTTGTGAAAGTTTAAATTGCTCAACTAACTTTGGCCAAGGAACATGCGCCATTGCGTTGTAATTAAAAAAGTCAATATTTTCATCCCCATCCGGATTTAAAGAAATATATTTGCCAGACAAGTTTCGCGCTTTCTGCTTCCCAATGTCTGAGCTAAGTTTTCCGCCACACAATTGACATTCATAATAAACAGAAGCGGCCAGCAAAACAAAATCAATCCTTCCATCTTTTTTTAAATAATCTTCTTTTGCCGCCCAGCGCATTCCACCAACTGGGACTTCATCACCAGAAGCAGGTTGCCGCCAGATGTATGGAATCAACTCACCGCAACAATCACACTTAATGTGCCAAGTCTTTTGAGTTGATCTTTCCCACATCTCATCAAGTTCACTTCCTTTAGTTTGCCCGGAAGTTGGCAGAAACATTTGACTACTCCAAGAATAAGAACTCATCCGGTCTTTGATCTGGTCAAGCCAATTATCCTTATAAGCCCAAGCTTCATCACAAGTAATTCGCTCAAGTGTCTTTGAATTTCTAGCAGCCAAGACATTTGCAGACAACAATCGGATTGCACCAAAATCACTTGAAGTGAAAAATTTAGTGCGCCTGTATGCTTGTTTTGGGATTAAGCCTAAAACTGATTCAGTTGAATCAATTAATGGTGTAAATTTATCATCTGAAAATTCTTTTAGTGCAGCCTCGGTCAAGTCATACATTGCCGCCCGTCCCGGCTCAATTTGCAAAGCGTAAAGATGCCACAACTGAGATAAAAGAGTTTTAATGTGCTGCACTGAGCCAATTAATCCAATTGTTTTTCCCCTTGCATTTACCAGTGACTGAAATGGCTCAACAATCAATGGATGATTGTCTGGATTAAATGAACCATAATCCAAAAGAATATTTTTTTTGCACCATTCAATTGGCTCAACTGTCTTATATTTATTAAGAACTTTCATCAATTAAATCAACCCCTTGCAAATAGTTTTCGCCCTCGCACTGGAAGCATTCCACCACCCAAATTGGAAGATTCATTTGACTGTCTGATTTAATTAAAACCTTTAACCCTTCAAATATCCGGCCGCCCAAGATTGCTGGAGACAATATTTGATATATTTTAGCTGGTGAATCTTCAGCAGCCAGCACTTCGGCAATCTCTTTAATTTGCGCCCGGATGCATGCATTGCCCCCATAAATTATTGCCCGAATAATCCGTTCAGCTTCTTCTCTTGCAATTGCTTCACCGCTTTCAATGTTAAGCTTTTTTTGATGCGCTTGAAGTTCACGCAAGCTTTTATCAGTTTTGAGCAACAGATCATTCCAATATTTAATTTGATTTTGATCATTTCGCTTTGCCGCTTTGCTTAACTTTTTAAAATAGAAGTCACGCAATTTTTCTTGGCTTTCAAATTCTTCCCCAATATCTTCATCAGTTGTTTTATCAATCTGAGTAAATCCTTTTTTAATTTGCCATTTTATAAATTCATTTGGAACAATCTTTTGATTTATCACCCAAAGATTTAATGCTTCATCATTATCTAATGGAGCGTTTGCTTTCTTCCATCTGTTAATTGTTTTGGTGCAAGTGTGATATTCTTTTGCCATCTGGGCAATAGTTCGCTTTTCACGCAATCCATTTGCTTTTGATTCTTCATCGTCAAGTGTCCTTTTTTCTGCTGCTGTTAAAGGCTTTCCGGCTTTAACCTTAGACAAAATGTTTGCAATGTTTCGTTTCCGAATAGCGTCAAATGGTATCTCTTGAGCCATAATTAATGGAGCGTATTGGTCAGAGTTGCACTGCCCTTTTCAGACTGGATGTCTGATGTGTCACTGGTTTCACTTAATACGCGCTTTGGATAAGGTTTTGAAAGTTTTGATACACTATTAACAATTGAGTTGTCAAGCGGCATCAAATACCTGTGTTTGCCTTTTGCAACCCTAGTTTTTGTATTTTTATTCATTTTGTAAAATGCTCCGCGCATGTGAACCCATCTGCCATCAATAAAAACTTCAGTTGTCTCAGTTGAAGTCCCGGAATAAATCCAATTGGTTGCTTGATAAATTCCACCATGATGCCCTTGGTTTTGATCAGCAAAAGAAACAATTAATTTTAAGCCTTTGCAATTTCTCTTTAAGAATTTAAAAGCAATTGCCATAATTCTGCTCACTGGCGTTTGATGTTTAGTTAGAGCAATGCGAACAAGCTCACAAACTTCACTTTGATTCAATCCAAATTTATTGCCAAGAAATGGTGATGCGCCTCGGCCAAAAATAACCGCGCCAATATATTGGCCATGTTCCCAAACCCCAACTTTAACTAATTTCCCAACTGGAAGGCATTTGCTGTAATGCCAATTAACACACGCATGCTTTGCCGCTTCATGTGTCGCCCAATCTATTTTCAAATCAGATTTTTTCATGGATTATGCTCATTATTTCTTGAGTCAAAAACATGATCACAGCTTGGACATTTTACAAATTTGGGTTCAAGCTCATCGAGTTGTCCCTGTTCATCTTCATTCCCCGGATCAAAATCAGGTGTGTTTATATTAATTTCATCTTCAGAAAATCCAGTTAAATCCAAATCAAAATTATCTTCAAGCAGCCTTTCAATTTCGGCCGCCAAAGCTTCTTCATCCCAGCCTGCATTTAAAGCAAGTTTGTTATCCGCAATCACATATGCCCTTCTTTGAGCATCGCTCAAATGGCCAAGCCTTATGCATGGCAAAATTTCCATGCCTAATTTCTGAGCGGCCAATAATCGGCCATGCCCGGCAATAACTCCATTGGCTGAGTCAATTAGAATTGGGTTTGTAAATCCAAATTCTTTAATGCTAGAAGCAATTTGCGCAACCTGTTTTTCGTTGTGCGTCCTAGTGTTTCCGGAGTAAGGAATAAACTTTTCAATTTTTAGTTCTTCAATTTTTTGGGACATAATATTAAATTTTAAATTTGCGTAGAAAAGTAAACGAAGTCCTCTTACCCGAATGGATGGATTTTTTAAAAGATTCCTTAGTGGGGGGTGCTGTTTTTTCCTCGGATTGCATCACAACGCCCAGCCTGCGACCCTTTGTTGCATCGCGCTTGCCTTTGCGTATTAGATGCTTGGATTGCATGTGCAAGCTATATATCGCGATTAACATGCTTGTTATGGTATTTAAACAAGTCCAACCCTTGCCTAAGCACTTCAGATTTACTCCGCCCGGTCTGTCTCGCTTGCTCAGCCAAAAGATTTATATATGATTCCGACATCCTAAAGGATATCATTTTGCTTTTAGATTTCTTTTTGTTAATTGTAATCATTCCTTTTATTTACCTAAATAAACGAATACGTAAATACTTATATAATATTAAAATATTTGACCTTATTGCTCCATCATCACTCTAAAGAGAATTATGTAATACGTTCTAGCAAGCTGAGTGTGGGTAATAAATTACCCCCACAGGCTTTCTGAGTGCTGTTTTAATCCGATATATCATTGCAATGCGTTATACGTAGAACCCCACTGTTAATAGGATAAATGCCCGCTATATCATATTATTTAACCGGTGTATCATCAAGTAATGATACACCTCAATTTTAGCAATTAAGGATCTGATTGAGCCCAGCCCGTTTAAATTATTTATTCGGCCGCTTATTATAATCATTAGCAATCAAAACTTTATTTTTTATTGATAATAAGCGTTTTCAATTCTCTTAGATTCATTAACCATCTTAATAACTTTAATTGATTCAATTTCTTTAATCCTTCTCCAGAAATGAACTTTTGAAATATCGATCTTTAACTCATTAAAGAATTTAGCATTTTCCTCACCCACTGGAATGTTTAGTAAAATAATATCATCGCATTTCTTCTTAATACCCGGCTTGGCTGCCCTGCTTGCGTCCAAATCTTCAGACAATACCCAATGTGGATAATCCCACCGCGCAACAAATGGCTGAGTTGGAGGAAAAGACCTAACAACAGAATCAATAATGTAGCATCCCTCATTCTCATGACTAATAATTGAGATTAGCCCGTCCATTTCGCCCACGATAGATGACGCGCCCCGGAATCGGTCAATAACATCCTTCCCGGCTTGCCCGCCTTTGCCAAAGTGATGAATTAAAATTGGTGTAATTCCGTGTTTAGAAATAATCTCATCCATCCAAGACCCGATTATTTTCATTGCTGAATTATCATTCTCATCATCCGCACTATTAAATTTGTAAAGGCAATCCAAAATAACAACATCAAATTGACTGGCTTGAATTGTATTAAGCACTTTCGTTAATTCCTTTGTATTTCTTACATTATAATGCTGGCGCAGGCTTAGCGTTGCCAAGTTGCTCGGAACGTCCCAGTTGCAAGCAGATGCGCAACGCTCATTTAATTCCCACTCATGTAATTCAAAGTCAACGTAAAGAACTTTTTGCGGAACTGGAGCTGCCCATTGTAAGAATGGTTTGCCCGCCGCCATACTCGATGCCAAAGACATCGCAAAATGCGATTTCCCGGCTTTAGCAACTCCGCCTATCAGCAGCTTTGATTTTGCGTAAAGCAAGCCGTCAATAATTATATCCGGCCGCCGCTCTTTAGCCTCATCCATTGATCTCGGCCGCCCTTCATTTCCAAAATTAACATTATAAAATTCCTTATTTTTACTATTTAAGATTAATTCCTCAAGCCCTTGGGTTGTCCATCCCTCTAAGACCGCGTCAGCCGCATCCCAGCCGTCTGGCTTGTCCAGTGGCGTCTCAATAATCTTGCCGCCTGCTAGCTCTTGCAATTGCTTAGCGGCCGCCCTGCCGGGCTTGTCATTGTCTGGCCAAATATATACATTGCGCCCATTTAATCCGCTCCAATCTGATTGATTAATTGCCTTGCTGCCGCCAGACCATGAAAGCACCACATAATCTGGCAATTTGGATGCCAATGTTTCTGCCGTCTTTTCACCCTCAACAATAATAACATCCGCGCTGGGCATCTTGTTAAGTAGTTCGCCCCGGTAAAGCGGCCTTGGATAATTAAATGCCTGCCATTTCCAAGTGCAACGGCCTGTTTTCAGATGGCGCATCCAGCTTATTTGACTAATTCGTTTACTGCCATTTGCCAAATCCCAGCGCATAATTGCCCCAACTGGCCTGCCGTTTAAATCTTCATATTTATAAATAACATCAGCTTTGCCGTTTTCCCAATGCTCCGGAATAGTGGTTTCTGGAGTTGTCAAAGCGTGTTCCCAATCCGATTTAGAAACAATTGGTTTGTTTTCCTTTGGCTTCGGATTAATCCTTAAAATGTTAACAGTCCCTTCCAATTCTTTTCCGGCTTCAATTTGAGATAAATTATATATTGCCGCATAAAGTGAAATAAGGTCACCGCCCTTGTCTTCGGTTGCATGGTCAAACCATTGGCCTGTGCTAAGGTTGACGGCCATTGAACTTCCCAATGAGCCATCGATTCCGCCAATTCTATAATTCCCGCCTTTAACCTTTCCGCCGGGCAACCATTCGTTGCAATAACTTTCCGCGCTTCCAATTAACTTAGCGTTGATCTCATTAAAATCAATTGGGTTTGTAATAATTTGTTGTGTGAGTTTTTCATCTTCTTTAGTGGCTATGTATTTGGTCATATTTGTTATTCTTCTTGTTCGGTATGTTGTTTGATTAATCCCAACCTTTCAAGGTTTGGGAATTTCTTTGCCCGGCAATCATCGAGCAGCTTTGCTTTCTTCCTATAATTCTCAAAATTGCCCATTGTTCGATCTTCTAATGATTCAAAATATCGCATAAGGCTTGAGGCTTCTCTCATTTCATTTTCCATAGTGTCAATGATATCAATTTTGGTTTTTTTAAAATCATCATGATGTTGAAATTCAAACATCAAAAGCCTTTTCGTTTGCCATATTCTGCAAGCAATGCGGCATCTATTAATCCATCATGCGGCTTGCTGCATCGGTCAGACTTCAACCAACTTTCCTCCGGCCAAATCTGCCGCGCTGCATTCAATGCCGCCGCCTTAGTGTTAAACTTTTGACCCTTTGGCATCTTTGGTTTGCTCCAAAATTCTTTTTGCCATTTTTGGCTCAAGACAATTTGATGCTTCAGAAAATTTGAAACCAACAATGTTTCAATTACCGCAAATGAATATGTCATTGATCGCAAGCCTGCTGCGCTTGGCGCATGGCCGCCCGGATTCTCAACAATGAATGTGTACTTCTCTGGATGCCTGCCAATCTCTTTAATCATGGCAGCCAAGCCACACAAATCAATCTTGCGACCTTTGCCGCTTGGAACAGTTGGCATGACTGATGTTTGCATCAGCTTCCCTTTCCAGTTAATCATTGTAATGCCGCCATCCAGACCGCAATCAATTCCAATGTAATATTTCAAACGCTGCCTTTCATTTTGTCAGCTAATTGAAGAATGCCAGATTTAGCAAGTGCCATATGAGCTTCCAATTCTTGAATGCGTTCATTGGCTTCATTTAATTCTTTTTCAAGCTTTCTGGCAAATTCAGCTTCAACCAATATGCCGTATTTAGTATGCCGGAAGCTGTTGCCACCAAATTGGCTTGGCCTGTAATCAAAGGCTTCAATATCTGTTCTTGGTGTTTTCATAGTTTGTAAATTGTTAGTTGTTAATCATCCAAAACAATGCCAGTGCCATTGCAGGCAGAGCAGGTTGGAAAGTCATTTGTGTTTGGGTTGCCGGGTAATTCGCCAAAGCCATCGCAGGCTGAACATTCTTCTGGTTCTTCTTCACTCATCATCAAGCCTTCCCATGCCAAACTTTTTGCGCCATTGAAAGTAAGTTGAAAAATGCAGACCAACTTCGTTGCATGCCTTTTTGGCCGCAACACCTAATCTGCGCAAATCATCAACCGCATCAATCATGCCGCGCTTCTGTTGATCTGTTAGACTGTGCGGCAAATGCGTTGATTCTTCCAACGCAACACATTTGCCTGTGCGCCTTTCAAAAGCTTCATTGGCTTCAACTTCTTCAGCAATGCGCTGTTCTGCCCATTTGATAAATGCAGAAATGCCCTGTGTTTGTGTTTCAATCATATTGCGCCCATCCTTTCCAGTTCTGCTTTTACTTTAACCCAATATTTTTCGGTTGCTTGCTTCTTGAAGCCGTTTAAACCGCCGTTGTGGATTCTTGCAATGTCCTCTGCCGTTGCCTTGTGTCCTAATCGCTTCTCAATAGCATATCGAGCCATGTAAGCTTTAGTTATTTCAATGGCGGTTGCCCGGTCAAATGCATCTTCATGCACCCAATCTTTTCCAGCGTATTCGGCCGCATCTTGAACGTATGCTGCATGGAGCTGGAGGCATCCATATGCTTTGCCGTTATCGCCAATGGCGTTGTCATTGCCAGATGACTCAACTTGAATCATGGCAAGAAGTAATGTGATTATTGATATTGTATTCATATTATTATTTTTAATGTGATGCAGTGTAGGATGCTGCGCCCCGTTGGAGTTAATTAAAATTTGATGATTGATTCGGGAAAACAAAAGACATATCCGGAGTT